ATGAGTTACGATTCAGTAGAAGACAAAAAACAAGCCAGGCTTATTATTAAATGGTCTACACTGGGAATATTTATGGTTTTCATGATCATAATTGGCGGAATGATAGGATGCCCAAGATATGATGTTTATCGTCAAAATCTTCAAGGTAAAGCAGAATTAGCAAGAGCAACACAAAATCGTCAAATTCGTATTCAGGAATCTCAGGCTAAATTTGAAGCTGCTGTTTATGATAAACAGGCCGATAGTACGAGAGCAGTAGGTATCAAAATATCTAATAGTATAATCGGTGAAAGTTTGCGAAATAATGAAGCTTATCTAGAATGGCTTTGGATAACTGACGTTGCGGGCGCAAACGTAGATAAAACTATTGTTTATATACCTACTGAAGGCAACATTCCAATATTAGAAGCAATGAGAATGAATAGATCAGATATTAAAGTAAGTACTCCAGAAACTACACCATGCGATGGGACACTACGATAAATGTTACGAAGCTGACGAAAAAGAAAAGGCAGAGAAAGAAAATGATGAAGTAGATAATGAGATACGTAATGCTATGTATTCTTTATCTTTAGAAGAAAAGAAATTTCTCGTAGCAGTAATTAAAAATATAGATGCTATAAAGGCATTTTCATCATTCATAAAAAGTATGAAATAATTAAGCTTATTAAAATAAAAAAATGGAATATATTAAGAACATAGTAGAAAAATTTTTAGATTTTATATTTGGAACAAAAATCGGAAAATTTATTTTTATAGTAACACCCATATTATTTATTGATTTAATTGTTTTAGTAATATTTGAAGATACTGATATATTTCTATCAATATTGATGGGCGGAGTTTTTTCTGCTATTATACTTTCATTTTCTAAATCTAAAAATAACATTAACTTAAAATAATAATTTATAAACAATCAACAAAATGGAACAAAATTCACTAAGTTCAGGAATGAGTAAACTATCTTTAAACAAAGATTTGTTTAAACAAAAGGGCGGAACGCTCGGATTAGTAATTCTCGCGGGTCTCGTACTTCTTTTAGTCTTTAACGCACCTGCTATTTTAGCATGGGCAACAGCAGTATGGAAAATAGTATTGTTAGTTGTTGGATCTGCAGCTGTAATCTATGTTGTAAGTGATCCTAAGGCAAGACTAGCCGCAAGCACTGCATACATGATATTTATTCGAAAGATATTAGGAATCCTTGTAAAAATGGATCCTATAGCAATTCTTGAAGATACTATCAAAAAAATGTATAGATCTATAGATCGCCTTGAAAATTCAATGGGAAAACTTAATGGCGTACGTTTAAAACTTAAAGACAAAATTACTGAAAAGAAAGAAGATCTTCATAATTGTCTTGAAAGAAAAAAAGTAGCTATTAGACAAGGAAAAAAGGATGTAGAGGTTGTTGAAGATAGACAATCAGTCCGCCTTTTAAAGTTAGTACAAGACTATATTGAATTACACGACTCGAGCGAAAAATGGTATAATACTATGAGCAAAATTGCTGACATGGCTAAGCTTACAGTTCAAGATGCTGAAAATGAAGTAGATGCTCAAAAAGAAAGATATACAATGGTTAAACTTTCTCATTCAGCATTTAAAAGCGCAATGTCAGTAATTAATGGCAATCCAGATGAACTTGCTCTTTATAATCAGGCATGGCAATACACGCAAGAAGACATTATGTCTAAACTTGGCGAAATGGATAGAGTTATTAATTCAGCAGGAGGACTTATAGACAAGATTGATGTTGATAAAGAAATCTATAAAATAAAAGGAGATGATCTTTTGAAAAAATATGATGAACTTGGTCTTGATGCTCTTTTCGATAAATTTGAACCTACGCCAATTTCTAAAATAGCGTTTCCAGTTGCTAACATGACTGAAGGCGAAAAAACTTTAAAAGAAACAAAAGCAAAATATTTTTAATTAATAGTGTTTAATATCAGAATTTTTATTATATTTACATAATAAACAAAATAACAAAATAACAAATTAAAAAACATTAACTATGTGGAGCAATTTGACATCAGTTTCAAAATTTCTCATCATTCTACTTATAATGGGTGGAATCGGAGCAGGTCTTTACTTTACTGGCGTATTTAAGCCAAATGAAAAAAAGACTAAATCAAAAACAGAATCTTCTTCACCCAAAAAGGGTGGCATTGGATCATTATTTAATGATAATGATCATCTTACAGTTATTGTAAATACATGGGGTGGTTTTGCACCACTTGCATATCTTAATGGTGGATCTCTTGAACCAAATCCAGAATCGCGTATTACAAAGGAATATGGGATAGATCTTGAAATTAAAATATGTGATATTTTCGATGACTCTCGTAATACATTTAAATCGGGTAATGGCGATATAGTTTATGCAACAATTGATGCTCTTCCTGTAGAAATGGGTTCTGGTAGTACAATGACTCAATATAATGCGCAAACATTTCTTCAAGTTGACTGGAGTAGAGGTGGAGATCTTATAGTTGTAACAAAGGGTATAAATACAGTTGCAAATCTTAAAGGAAAAACTGTTGCTGTTGCTGAAGGAACTGCATCTAATACATTCCTTATTAAAACACTTGAATCTAATGGAATGACTATGAATGATGTAGTGCTAAAAAAGGTTACTGATGGTATTGAAGCAGCAAAACTTTTTAAAGCTGGAACTGTTGATGCTGCAGTTGTATGGACTCCTGATGACGGAGATTGTCTTGCAGCTATTCCAGGTTCTAAAGTATTAGTAAGTACTAAATCTGCACAATATATCATAGCTGACGGCCTTTTAGCATCTAAAGAATTTATTGAAGAAAATCAAGAATTACTCATTAAATTTTCTACTGCTTGGCTTACTATTAATGGAGAAATAAATAATTCAGAAAGTGCTAAACGTGAAGCTGCGTTAGCTTTCGCAAAAGCATTCAACGTTGATGAAGGATTTGCTCTTAACGGAATAGATAAAGTAAGATTAACAACACTTGGAGATAATAAGAACTTTTTTGGACTTAATTCTCAATATGTAGGAGTAACTGGAGAGCAACTTTATTCTAAAATGTCTATTATTTATTCAGATCTACGTTTAACATCAAGTCCTGTAGCTTGGAGAAGTGTTTCAAATACATCTATTGTTGAATCACTTACGCTTACTGGATATGCACAAGATGCAGAAGCTGCAGTTAAATTTACGCCAGCAACGCCTGAAATAAAAACAAAAGAAGCTGTATCAAGCAAGAGAGTATCTATTAATTTTGCTACAGGCGCATATATACTTACAGATGAAACTAAATCAATAATTGATCGAGAATTTGCGGGATTAGCTAAAGACTTTGCAGGATTTAGAGTTAGAGTTGAGGGAAATACAGACGCAATTGGCAATGCTCAGATGAATTTATCACTATCATTTAAAAGAGCTCAGGCTGTTGTAGATTATCTGATTAAAGAATATCAATTTGACCCTAATAGATTTATTGTACAGGGTAATGGAAGTAAACAGGCTATAAATGACGGAGTTCTTACTGCCAATGAAAATTACAGAAGGACTGATTTCCAGTTTGTTGAAGAATAGTTAATGTCTTTGTAAAAAGGGAAGGAGACGATTTCCTTCCCTTTTTTAATAAAATATAAAATGAATAAAATACTCTTTATTATATGTTTTATAAGCTTATTTGCTTGTAATTCTAAAAAAGACTGCATTAAATCAGAAAAAAATTCTGAAATAGAAATTTGCAATCATTATAATTTAGGCGATATTGTTTATATCAAACCAGATTCAACCAAAGCTGTAATAATTTTAATTGAATATAATCCATTTAAAGAAAGATATCAATATGTTGCTCGTTATTCAGATAAATGCGGAATACTTCATCAAACGTCTTATCGAGCAGAGTTTACTTTAACGCATGAAAGTTTTTATTAAAATTAAATAAAATGAAAATAGAAACAGATAATGTATTTGTTAAATTTGAAGCAGAAACTAATTTCGATATTTTTTGTTTAGGACAAATACATATGAGCATAAAAAAAGAAGGATTAGATGTACATAGTCTTATAGCTCCGGAAAATTGCAGTGCAAGTTTATCTATACAAAAAGAACAATTTATTTCTTATGTAATTAAAACTATGATAAAATGAAAAAATTTCTATTAATTTTAGTATTATGTTTAATACCTGTTGCAGGATATTATGCATTTTCTCTAGGATGGATACTTGTAAGAACTTTTATTGGATCAATAGCAGTTATACTTTTTATTTTAGGAATAGTTATAGGAAGAATTTCTAAACAGTGAAAATAATCATAAATGAAAATAAATTCTAATTTATTTAAAATGGGAGCCGAACTTACTCCTAAAACAAGTACTTTGGTAACTATATTTGGAGCCATAGGAATAGTGTTCTTATGGTTTCTAATAACTACTTATGGTGGAGTATCTAATACTATATTTCCTAAGCCGCAAGATGTCGTAGCGTCCTTTGGAGAATTGCAACGAAATTATGGACTAGGACATAATGTATGGTATTCAGTAAAATTAAATCTCTTAGGATATTTTGAAGCTCTTGCAATTTCTATTCCGTTGGGATTCGTTATAGGATTATTTCCAATAGCTCGTGGACTTTTTAGCAGATGGGTAGATGCAATAAGATTTATACCTTTAACTGCTGTAACAGGGCTTTTTATAGGTTGGTTTGGAATTGAATTGGGAATGAAAGTTCATTTCTTAGCATTTGGTATTTTAATATACATTCTTCCAATTATGGTTCAGCGAGTAGATCAAATTGAAAAAATACATTTACAAACAGCTTGGACTATTGGAGCAAATAATTGGCAAACATTTAAACATGTATATTTTCCTTCTGTTGTATCTAAGATTTCTGATGATGCACGAGTTATGGTTGCAATATCATGGACATATATTATAGTTGCTGAATTGATTAACAAAGAGGGCGGCGTTGGCGCACTTATTTTTACAGCAACAAAACAAAGTAGAGTAGATATGGTTTTCGCAATATTATTAATTATAATATTTATAGGATATCTTCAAGATATGCTTTTTAAATATGCAGATTATCTAATGTTTCCATATAAGTATGAGAAAAGTCAAATTAAGAAAAGAGGATTAAATTTTTCTAAATATTTTATTAAACAAAACGCAGCATGAAAAAAATAATTAAGAAATTAAAACAATTTAATCTCACAATGGCGTTATTATTTGGTGGATGGGACTTACCTGCTGAAAGACGTACTAAAAGAGATGAATATCTACGTAATGAACTTTACAAATTAAACGAAAAATAACATGAAAAAACTTATATTTGTATTATTAGTAGTTATTCTGTCAAGTTGTACTACAATGGATTCATATAAAGTAAAGGATGTTGTAAAAAAACAGTTTCCTAATGCACAATTTATCTATTGTCCGCCGGGAGATTTTCACACATTCATAGTAATGAGCAGGGATAGTTCTCTATATTATGTTAGCAGTGATGCACTTAATATTAAAAAAGTTAATATAGATTTGATATACAGATTTGAAAAATGAAAACTGAGGTTTGGGTAAGTTTTAATTATGGCGGGTGGTCTTTAATTTTTTTAAAAGAATTTGATTTGCCATTTACACCATTTTATGGAATGTCATTACTTGATGAATTGGACTATTCTGAAAATGATATTAGATTTGTCACTAACGATTATTGCGAAACAATTATTACATATAATGCTAAACATAAGAAATTCGTAGTCGATGTACACAATCGTTGGAAATGGGCTGTAACAGATGAAACAATAGATGATACTCTTAAACAATTTTTAAATACAAATTGGGAAAGAAAAGATAGAACAGATATAAGTGAATTAAAAGAATTAATGAATAGAAATAAAGATAAATAATAAAGCTTTAACGCAAATAAAGTAATAACACAAAAAATGAAAAAAATTACAGGAAAAGAATTTTTAAAATCAAAGGGGTGGGATGATAAAAATCCTATACTTGGCGGAGCATTATTTAATGGCATCGCAGAATTACTTGAAGAATATGCACGTCTTCAGCCATTTGATCCAAATATTGAAAGATTTCCAAATAATAAAGAAATTCATGAATTTGCAGATCTATATCAAGGTGGAGAAATATATGTTTATGCAGGTATAGAACTTGTAAGAGAATGGATGAAAAAACATGGAATACTATGAGTAAATATTTTCAACCTAAAGACCAAGCAGTAGTAGAACCCACTGCACCTTCTGAAAAGAAGTCAGGGTATTTTGACATAATATCAAATGTAATTAAAGAAGTTATACCTCATCCCGGTGTAATTAATCCGTTTTCTGATAATGATACTATAGATGTTATTAGTCTTCGTAACATAAAGCAAGTTTATAAAACTCATAAATCTGAAAATGTTCTTTTTGAAAATTTTAATTTTAATATTCCCGATATTAAAAGTGAAGGACAATTCATAGCTCTATTAGGAAAGAGTGGCTGCGGCAAAACTACGATATTGAGATACATTGCAGGATTACAAACTCCAACAGAAGGAGAAGTATATATTTATGGAAAACTAAAGACAGAAGATGATCGTATTCCGATGATCTTTCAACAATATTCATCATTTCCTTGGATGAGTGTAATTGAAAATGTAGCACTTCCTCTTATCGTAAAAAAAGTAAACAAAACTGAAGCTTTTGATAAAGCAGAAGAAATGCTGAAAGTCGTGGGACTTGTAGGCCATGAAGATAAGTGGGCTAAATATCCTTTATTATCTGGTGGACAACTTCAACGAGTGGCCATAGCAAGAAGCTTGATAGCTAATCCAAAGATACTTTTATTAGATGAGCCTTTTTCGGGATTAGACATTAAAAATAAAGCTGAACTGCAAAATGTGTTATTATCATTGTTTTATAATCCTACAGTAGACGTTACATTTATTCTTGTAACTCATGATATTAGAGAAGCAGTATATTTGTCAAATAGACTTTATATTATGAAGACTAATCCTGCTGAAATTTATAAAGAATATAAAATAGATTTAGGACATACTAGAACTCAGGCAACTAAATTTACTTCTGATTATACTGAATATGTAAAACAAGTTGATAATGATTTCAATTCACTATTATGAAAACAAAAATAACTATCGATGACGCAAAAAAACTCTTAGTTAGAGTTTCTAAATCATGTATAAAAAGTATTGAAATTGTCAATGGTGAAGAAAACTTAGAGGAAATAATTCAATATAGAAGATTTTTTTCTGGCAAAGTATATGAACGAGTAAAAACATATCGCTATGGTAAAATTAGCGTAGATCGTTTCATAGATTATTGGGATAATGGAAGCTCTTCTTTTAATCTTGGATCACGTAATATACGAAGAAAAGATAATCATTTTTTAATATTACCTTATATATTAATTAGATTAGTTGATCTTAGTGAATATGATATACAGCAATCTTCTAATTGTACATTAGAGATTAAAATATGGAATGAAAGTTTTGACATCAGTCAACTGAAACTGCAATTTAATGAACTTAAAGAATTTATATCAAACATGGAAAATAACATAGAAGATACTTATTTTAATTTTCATATGCAAAAATAAAACAATTAAAAAGTAAGAAAATGAAAAAATTTATTATTTTATTGAATGTAATCTTTTTATCTGCATGTGTAGATGACCTAGATTCAGATGTATCAACTACAGAAAGTTCTATAAATTCTAAAAATTCTGTAGAAAGTATTTATTATGATAGTGATGAAAATCTTAGAATGTTTACAGCAGAAACAAACGGCATAACATATAGAATTTTCATGTATGACGGATGGGAGTCAGGCGCAATATTCGTTGTCAACGAAACTAAAGAATTAATGGAAATGAAAAAATTATCTGAATAACTCAGTCTTTATATTACAAAATAATTAAAAAGTAAAAAAATGGAAAAGAACACAGTTATTTTATCTCTTGAACAATATAATTATCTTAGAGATGTTGAAAAAAATCAGAGAGAAAAACATTCGTTTGAAATTAAATCTTGGAATAGTAACTATATTATAGTTATGTCTGATAATGAAATTGTAGAAAAAATTGTAAAAGAAAATCAGCGACTCTTTTCAAATGCTAATGAATTGAGTAATGAGCTACTTGATTTGCAAAGGAGATATAATAGATTTAAAGAATTTTCTATTTGGGATTTTTTTAGATGGAAAAAAGGTTCAAAAAATAAATAATATGGAAAAAGTAAAAATTTTTTATGTAGTAGATGATCCAAAGGGATTGGAAAATCAAATTAATGAGTGGTTAAATAGTACCTCTATTATTGAAATTACAAGAGTATTACAATCATCTTCTGGTCGTCTAGATCATCATACTACTGTTACTATTTTTTATAGATAGTAAAAATAATTGAAAAAAAGTATTAAAATATTTTTTTATTTCAGAGTTTAATATTATATTTACATCACAATCAAAATTATGAAAGTTCTATTAAAAAGAGTATTTATATTATTAATATTTTCAGGAATATTGTTTTATATATATAAAATTATAAGTTTTGAAGCAATGATAGTATTTGGATTTGGAAATGTAATAGCAATATTAATATATATAGAAACAAAGCTTGAAGAATATAATAAAAAATGAATACATACGTTAAGACATTAGTTTCTTGCGATCATTATCGCAAAAAGCCTAACTGGTTAAAAAGATTGCAAATTTGGGTTTGGCGAGGGAAACTAATTTTTAATAAAGAAAAGGATTGTTGGGAAGAAAAATATAAAGTTAGGGGATTTATTGAAAAGGGCTGGTTTTATCCAGATTTTTTACAATCGATTAATTATAAAATATTTTGGCCTTATGGACAAACAAATTTGAGTCCCGAAGAGTATAAACAGTTACGCATTGATCAAATATTACAAAAAATATTACAATAAGTTAAAAAATCGAAAACTTTTTGTTTGATATATAATAAAAGAATAAAATAAACAATTTAAAAACGCAAAAAATGTTACGCACGGCGAGACATAATATGGTAAACTGGAATGTCAATGATAAAGGCATTAGAGGATATCTTTGCTCGCTTATAATGTAAACGTCAAATATAAAACGTCAAACTTGTAAAAAGCGGGCAAACTCAAAAAGTTTCTCGCTTTTTTTATGAATATAGTGGGGTACCGGAATTGGCAAACGGCAATAATAGGAGCTCTTAAAGGTTCGAATCCTTTTCCCACTACAATAATGTTCTTTAAAGTAGTAAAAATCGCAGGTACGCACTGCAAGTCACCGCTCCCTCCAAAGGAGCATCGACTACCACCGAGGATCGAAAGATACCCGAGAGCAATATCGGTTAGTAGTGCGCTACTTTAATACATACGATCTTTGACATGTTGATATTAGCACTCGTAGCAAAAATGGATTAGCTCCGGACTTTTAATCCGGCGATGAGGGTTCGAGTCCCTTCGAGTGCACAAATGGCGAGAAAGTTTAGTAAAATAATACTCTTGTTATCTTTCTCATTTAGGTGTAGTAATTATAAGAGTTACATCGGTAAAACGTCAATATAACAAATTGAAAATTGTTGGTTCAACTCCAGCTCTCGCCACAAAGATCTCTTAGCTCAGCTGGCAGAGCACATCCCTTTTAAGGATGGGGTCTTGGGTTCGAGCCCCAAAGGGATCACGACACGGTTAGTACTAAACGATGGTTAGGAAGTACAAACGCAGATATAGCACAATGGCTAGTGTTCCAGTCTTCCAAACTGGCAATGTGAGTTCGATTCTCATTATCTGCACTAAGTAGTAGTGACGGAAAGAGTTACTTCGAGTGAAATGGTTTCACATTTGTATGCTAAACAAAAGATGCGGTTCAAATCCGCCTGTTACCTCTTCTAATTTTCTCTACTTAAATGGGTAGTATCGTATAATGGATAGGTATTATCTGGCTGTCACCCAGAAGGTCGGGGTTCGAGTCCCCTATTACCCGCAAGACTGTTTTAGAATTTTTCATTAGAAGTCACTTATACGAGGCGTAGAAAAATTCAGCCACGGGGGTATGGTGTAATTGGTAACATAATGGTCTCCAAAACCACAGAGTCTGGGTTCGATTCCTGGTGCCCCTGCAAATTATATGGGCCTTTGGTATAGATGGCTAACACGCCTGCCTTGCACGCAGGGGTCGGGGGTTCGAGGCCCCCAAGGTCCACATGCACGGTTCACCCTATACGCGGAATTGTTAGGAAGGGTAAATGCCTTTGTGGCGCAATTGGATAAGCGCTGCTCCCTCTTAAGGAGAAGGTTAAGGGTTCGAGTCCCTTCAGAGGCACAGTACTCTATTAGTTAAAAAAGTATATAACTTGGATCATTGAAGTATATTTTTAGATAGAGTTCAAAGATAGAGAGATCCAAGACTCTCTATACCATGGTGTCGAGGTGTTGTTGGTAACATCCCTGACTGTCACTCAGGGGATTGCGGGTTCGACCCCCGTGGACACCGCTAAATCTGTAGTAAGAAAAGAGTTACATCGTTGGTTAATCATCGGTTCGAATCCGATACCAAGCTCCAAAAATTGCTTAGTATAAACACTCTATTCAAATTTCTCAGATTTAAAATATGGAAGTAGGACTGAACATGAATTAAGGTTCAAAAGTCTTTAAGTCGGGTTGATCACCGAAGTAGGTTAGAATCCTGCTACTTTCAATTGGGGATTTAGCTCAATGGAAGAGCAATTGGCTGTTAACCAATAGGTTGTGGGTTCGAGCCCCTCAATCCCCGCAAATTGTTCCTGTCGTACTATAATTGGTAAGACCCCAGGCTGTTAACCTGTCAGATGTAGGTTCGAATCCTACCAGGAACGCAAATTGTTAGATAGTTCAATGGCAGAACACTCCGGCGCTGCAGCTTAAAGGGGGAGAGATACGGGTTCGAATCCCATCTAACAATTAATTGGGCGTATCGTATAAACGGTTAGTACGCATCGCTGATACCGATGTAATGAAGATTCGAGTTCTTCTATGCCCACGAACTGTAGTGAAACAGCGAGTTACTAATATGTTAAATAATTATCATTTGTTCAATTTTTTTATGAATATATAAAATAAAACATGAAAGCTTGTGAAAATTGTGGAAAAGAACATACTGGAACTTATGGTTCTGGAAGATTTTGTTCAAGTAAATGTGCAAGGGGCTTTAGCACCAAAGCAAAAAGAAAGGAAATAAATGAAAGATTAAAAAAACCAAAAATTAAAAAACGGTGTTTAGAATGTGATATTGAATTTAATGTATTCAGTACAAAACGATTACAAAAATTTTGTTCATGTAAATGTTCAGTTGTATACAATAATAGGCTAAATCGAAAACAACGTTCAGATAAAATGAAAAAATTTATAAATAGCAGTGTAGAAATAAAACAAAAATATAAAGAAAATTTAGAAAAAGGAAGAAAATTACGAAAATATAATTCTTTATCTGACGAACATAAACGAAAAATATCTTTAAATAATAAAGGAGGGCGCTGTCTTTGGTATGAAATTGAAAAAAATAATGGCAATAAAGTAAAAATTCAAGGTTCATACGAATTAAGATTTGCAAAAATATTAAATATTATCGATGAAAATTGGATAAAGCCTTCTATATGGAATAGAGAACATCAATTTCAATGGTTTGACAAAAATAAAAAATCACATTGGTATACTCCTGATTTTTGGAGTCCAAAATTACAAAAATACTTTGAAATTAAGGGTTTTTGGAAAAAAGATGATAAAGAAAAAGGAATTTTTGTAAGTTCTTTGAAAAATGTTGAAATAGTTTATAAAAAAGATTTAGAGAAATATGAAGCCGGAGTAGTGTAAGGGATAGCACAGTAAAAATACTCAAGTTAAATTTCTCAGTTCAAATGGAGATAAATGTGGTATTGTACGTTAAGGTGAAAACTGAGACTGACACAAAACTTTTAGGGTCGCAACTTAAAAGATTCAGATGAATGGCAAACATTCTTTAAGTATTCCGCTAACGTAATATGGATTCGATTTCCATTTTCTCCACTTATAGATAAGTTCCCTTTAGTGCCTAAAGGAGGTATACGGCCCTCGGGTTCCTCTACTTATCTATTCGCTCTCTTAGCTCAGTTGGTTCAGTAGCGCTTGCCTTACAAGCAAGAGGTCGTGGGTTCGACCCCCTCAGAGAGCACAAATTGCGGGTTATATTAAATAGCTAGATTGCTGGTCTCATAAGCCAGATATGGGAGCGCGATTCTCCCACCCGCTACTAAGAAAACAATATTAAACTTCATATATATAATATTATAATAAAAATATATTATATCATGAAAAGAATTAAATTTTTATTAGGATTATTACTATTATGTAATTTTATTACATCTGCTCAAGACGTTGTATATGATTCAATAGTAGGAAACAAATCTTATTGGCGAAATATAAAAGTAGGGCCAACTGAAAAACTCATTAGCACATTTTATGAAAATCAAGGAATATTAGCTAAATCTAAAGTTTTAATGGCTGCCGGAATTTGGGATGGCCTTTCAGAAAATGTTGACTATAGATTACAAAAATTTAATCATGATACAATTACCTTTGAATTTAAATCTGATCAAGCATTAAATTTAAATCTATATAAATATTATTGGGACGATACTAATTTTGCTAGTTTTTTAGGTTTAAGAAAAGCATCACTTGGAGGAGATATATTTACAGGACAATATTTATATATTTGTCCTGTTACAGCAGGATCTATAGTTTATGTTTACACTGGTACAGGAAGCAAACGAAAATTATATCTAACTATTAACGCAAATCAATTAATCGATGCTTCATATAAAGACTATAGCGTTTTAAGTTCAATGACAGTTAAAGTAATACACGGAGATCACTTGATGATGCACAGTATGGTTAATACATATATACCGCCAACACCTACTGATAATATTGCTGATCGTATTACTGTTTGGCCTAATCCAACTAAGAATTTCTTAAATATTAAGATAATAAATAATCCAGGAGTCATTATTAGAATATATGATCAAAAACCTTTATTAAAATATGAAGATCTTAATTTTGTTTCTGAAACAACAAAAATAGATGTTACTTCATGGATGTCAGGTGTATATTTTGTAGTATTTGTTAGTAAAGAAAATGGCAGTATTTTATATACTGTAAAAGCAGTCGTAGTTACAAAAGCATAATATACGCGGGTTAGTTTAGTGGTTAGAGGCAGGGCTCATATCCCAAGCAGCGGAGGTTCGAATCCTCCACCCGCAACTATGGCGAGTTAGCTCAATTGGAAGAGCGTTGGAATCATAATCCAAAGGTTATCGGTTCGAGGCCGTTACTCGCTACAAATATATAAAATAAAAATAGTATGAAAAAGTTTGTTTTATCGCTATTTTTAATTTTATCTGTTTTTCTTTCGTGCGATCAAATAGAAACAGAATTAAAATTAGATGAAGTTTGTTATAAATGTTATACGTTTACGATAAAAGATTACTGTACTTATACAGAAAATACTGTAATAACAGATTCTCTTAAATGTGATTGGACTTCAGAAGAAATTCTTCAATACGAAGAAAAAGGAACATATACATTAATAGAAAAATGCTTTACACTTACTCAAATGTGTAAATGCTTTATAGAAGAATAATTAAAACAATAATATGGAATTAAAATTACAACCCGAAATTAGAGCAGCAGTAGAAATTGATGGTACTCTTGCTATTGATTTTAATAACAGCATGGTATACGAAAACATAGATAAAGAAGAAGCGTTCTTTTATATTAAAACTCCAGATGATAGTAAACAGATAAAAATAAGGTTTGTTAAACCCAAAAAAGAATAAATGGTAGTTGTAACCGGTAAAGGCATCCGACTTGACTGTGAATCAAGGCTCAATTGAGCATGCGAGTTCGACCCTCGTCTACTACCCTAAAATGCGCTGGTATCACGCCTGACTACGAATCAGGAGAAGTGTAATTGGATACATGAGGGTTCGAATCCCTTCCGGCGTTCAAAAATATGCATTAAGTAGCAAAATGGATAATGCATTAATGAATATATAAATAAAATATTATATTCATGAAAAGAAATAAAATTAAGTGTGAAAAGTGTGATAGGGAAATTTCTAAAAGTAATTATCCCAGACACTTAAAAATATGTGATGGAATATCAAAATGTGGATTTAAGAAATTAGAAAAATGCCCTCATTGCAAAAAAGATCTTAAAAATATTAAAGATACTGCAAATCATGTAAGATGGTGTATTAAGAATTCTAAACGAAAAGAATATTTAGAAAATTTAAAAAATATACGTGAAAAGGGCGTGATTAACGGAAAATGTGGCGGATGGAATAAAGGTTTAACAAAAGAAACGGACGAAAGAGTTAAAAAATTTAGTGAAACTATAAGTAAAAATACAAAGGGAGATAAAAGTTACTGGTTTAATAAACATCAATCTAAAAAATCTAAAGATCTAATATCCGATGCTTTAAAGCTTTCTCATAAAAATGGAAAACACCCTGGATGGAAACATATTAATACTGATGAAAATAGAAGAAGCTATCCCGAAAAATGGTTTATTGAAAATATAATAAAACAAAATAATTTAGATAAAAAATATACGATAAAAGAAAAAATGCCCTTCGGAAAATATTTCCTTGATTTTGCATTTCTGGAATTAAAATTAGATGTTGAAATTGATGGGCAACAACATAATAGGACAATTGAAGCCACAGAGCACGATAGAATTCGAGATGAATTTTTAAAACAAAAAGATTGGATAGTTTTTAGAATTGAATGGATTAGCATGAAACAAGATATAACAAAATTTTTAGAATTTATTAAATTATGAAATGCAGTAAAAATTTTCCGAAAGTTTCGCCTGAGCAATACGCAAAAGCTCGGGACTCAATAAAAATTGAGATTAAAACAAAAATAATGAAGCCTATAAAATTTCGTAACTTGGCCCCTTAGTTCAACGGATAGCAACAGAAGTTTTCTAAACTTCCGATATGGGTTCGATTCCCGTAGGGGCTACTAACCTGGTTCCATATTTCAATGGAGAGAATATGAGTTTCCTAAACTTATGATTCGGGTTCGACTCCCGATGGAACTACAAAAATCTAATAAATTATGAAAACACAAAAAAGAACTTTAGAACAAATTGAAAAAGAACTAGAAGAAGCTCAAATTGCTTATGATATGAAATTTTATGAAGATAATGAAGATAACGCTCAACGTCCATGGGAAGAATTTTTAAAATACGCAGAGCCAGAACTTAAAAAAATAGGGAAATTATCCCGTGAAAAACGAATGATGATGCCATACAAATTGGAAGAAATTCCTGAATATGGTGATGTAATGTCTCTAAAAGATTTCATTGGTTGCGTAAATGAAGGTGGATTTATAGATTATGATGGCTACGGGCATTACGCTAAAGATAATATGATGTCAGATATAATTATACGTCCAAGTGATGTTAAACATAAATCTATTCGTAAAGATTTTGATACTATAGTTTGGTTTAATAGATAAATGAAAATACTTATACAAAAATGAATACAGAAAAACTCGATGGCTTTTAGGTAACAACCTAAAATAACCATCAAATGAAAAAAGAAGACAACTTTAAAACAACATCTCATCCTCGTGTTTACAAAAATGACAGGATTGCAAGACTTGGTTTAACAATGTGCTCAAAATGTTCTCCACATAAAGGATGTAATATTTGGCAAAAGAAAATGCGTTCTTGGAAAGATTTGACATCTAAACGTAAACAATGGATGTCATGAAACCAAGATTAAAAACGACAATTAATCGTAAAGAATATAGGATATTGTTATTAAAAGAAGAATATCCGCCTTACTGGGATGAAGGTATACATCTTTATCCAAAATATCGAAGTGGATTTAAAAACTCTAAAAAACTGATAATGTCTTATCAAGTTAGAATGTATAAAACTTGGAAACATAATCGTAAAACTCAATGGAAAAATTAAATATATAAAATAAAGATTTCTTGAAATTAGTTCGTGAACATATTAATGAAAAATTTATTGAAGATTCGGATCCTGTACATGATATGGGTGTGGGTGTAGGCAGTTATTTTGAAAAAATTTGTAAATCTCTTTTAGAAAATGATAAAGATAAGATATTTTTTACCATACAATATATGAGAAATTATAAAGTAGATAATTTAGAATATGTACGCATTCATATAAATGAACCAAGAATGAATGATTTTAAAGATCTTCAATCTAATGATGCATTAAGAAACTATATTAAAGAAATTATTGCTGGATTAAATTATAATGATATTTTTATTAAAATAGCGTTAGAAGGTAAATTTAAGCATTATCGCGTAGATATAGATGAAGATTATTATTTACTTAGTAATGTTCCTCAAATATATTGCTTTATAAATCCAAAAATTAAAATTAAAATTAGATATTGTAAATTTCAACGTGATCATTCTGATCTTAATAAAATTTTACATAAAGAATAAAACTATTTAATAATTTTACTATATAAATTTTTTATATTATTTTATGATATCTGTAACAAATAAAATAAATATCGCGGAAGTAGCTCAGTTGGTAGAATACGACCTTGCCAAGGTCGGGGTCGCGAGTTCGAGTCTCGTCTTCCGCTCTATTTTGCAGATGTAGCACAACGGTTCGTGCTCCAGCCTTCCAAGCTGGAGATGAGGGTTCGATTCCCTTCATCTGCTCCAATTAAAATATCAACATGTCATGAAATTACTTACGATGGGTCGTTTTCTGCTATGGCTGACTAGAGGAAAAATTGCAGGTATAACATTATCGCCGTTTGGCATTTATTTTAAGCAAGAATGGTATATGCAATATCCGCGATTAGTAAACCATGAAAAAATTCATTGGAGACAACAATTAGAAATGTTAATAATTTTCTTTTATGTTTGGTATGTATTAGAATGGTTTATTAAATTTTTTACTCCTCCAGTAGGTGCATATATAGATATCAGTTTTGAACGAGAAGCACATAGTAATGATGATAACTTAGATTATTTAGAAACAAGAAAATGCTATTCGTGGTTCAAATATCTTTTTAAAAATAATCCATAAAAAATTTTATTTGTCGAATTTTTTTATTATATTTGTATAATAAAAGTATGCTGCTATGAGAGAAATTGTAAAACAAAATCTAAAAACTCTTGGATTTGATAAAGAAGTTAAATTAGTTGAAAAGGGTATATGTCCTTTTTGTAAATCCGATAAAACTAAACGCGAAGATTTTCACGATGAATTATCGTGGACAGAATTTCTTATATCGGGAATGTGCGAAGAGTGCCAAAATAGTATATTTGAAGAATAAGTAATATGTTATTTCATTAATCTTTACATATGAAAAAATTAAATTTTTCAGATCTCAAAAAAGGAATGAAAGTGCAAGATGATGACGGGCATGTTGGCACAATTGTAAAATTCGTAGATATGCATAATATTTTAGTAAAATATGAAATAGGTAACAGTGGTTATGGATTTTATTGTTTAGATCCAGAAAATAAAAAATATTACGATCCGTTATATAAATACAAAGAAAAATGAAAAATCCATTTAAGACATTTGAAGAATCTTTAAAGACTCATATTTCTGAAAAAACTATAAAAGAATTATCACATCTCTGGAACGAAAAGACAAGATATTATCATAATGTTAATCATTTAATTCAAATACTAGAAGACATTGAAAAACATATAGATTTTAGATATCTTTATGCTCATGAAAAACAAGCGCTTTTGCTTGCTGCATTTTTTCACGATGCTATATATAATCCTAAAAGAAATGACAATGAAGATCAATCTATAAAATATTTTAAAGCTTCATATATAGGTAAATTTAAAGTAATATTAGAGACTGTATGTGATTTAATAGAAACGACAAAATATCGTAATAGACCAACAATAAAATTACAAAGAATTTTCTGGGAAGCAGATAATGCAAAATTTAAAGCGGGCTATAAAGAACTTCTAAATAATGAAAAAATGTTACAAAAAGAATATTCCTTTATTGATAAAAAAAAATATAAAGAAAAACGAATTAAATTTTTAGAGTCTAATATTGGACTATTTGGCCCCTCTACAGATAAAGATATAAATAAGCTTATTGAATATATTAAAAAAGTTTATTAAATTTTTTATATTCAGAAATATTTATTATATTTGTTCTATCAAAAAATAAAAAAATGAAAGGCGACAAGGGCACATGCACAGCAGGATCTGGAAAAGATCTAATTAATAGAACCAAATATGATACACAAAAACACGCGCAAGAAGCTCGTGATTTTCATGTAGGCATGAAATTTTCGCCAGATGATTATATAACTTATCACTGTAAACTATGTGGAATGTGGCATTTTGGAAAGCCTGAATGGGCAAAAAAATATGAAAAATGAAATTAAAATATTTTATTCCGATATGGGGGTTTTATTTAATAATTAAAGAACATCCATATGGAACTGATGAATTATGGGGAATAGGACTCCCTCTTTTTCATGGCGCAATAGGCGGATTATTGCTTGGATTATTAATAACTATAATATTTTTTACAGCATGAAACATTTAGGATCTTTTTTAACATGTTTAGTATTGATATTTTTATTATTAAAAATATCACATGTAATATCGTGGTCATGGTGGTGGGTATTTTCTCCATATTGGATTCCATTTGGATTAACGTTTTTATTTTTTATGATTATTTTATTTAACATAAAAAATGATAATTATACAATGTATAAAAACCAATAATATGTCTAAGCAGATAAATATTGAAGCAGAAGGATTAGTTATAGAATCGCTTGGAAATTCTATTTTTAGAGTACAACTAGATGCTGGACATATTATATTATGTCATTTATCTGGAAAAATTCGTATGAATTCAATTCATATTTTAGTAGGTGATAGAGTACGAGTACAAATGTCTCCTTATGATATGACAAAAGGAAGAATAACATTAAGATTAAGCAAAATAGCAAAATTAGAAAATTAATGAAAAACATTATATTTTCTATTTTGCTTTTTATTTTAATAAACATTCCTTCTTTTGCGCAAATTTATAAAAGTTATTTAACATTAATGCCTGTTATTAAATACGAAAATGAATCTAAAATAACAGACATAATTATTACATCTGCAGCAATTACTATTAAAAACGCAACATATCAAGATGAAATTCTTAATTTACGAATAGATTCAATTTTAAATAAAGAATGGGATTCTTACACCGGTTATATTAAAACATATTATTGTACTGATATTGATATTAATAAAAGTCCTAAAGTATTTTTATTAGATCTTTTAGAAAAACAACAAACATTTAAATTAATTTATGTTTGGGATGAAATAACTATTGAAGAACATTTATTTTGTATAATAAAATGAGAAATGAATTACAAATATTAGTAGAAGTAGTTAGAGAAATAATACTTCAATTAGCTAATAGAGAATTAAGTAACGATAAGAGCATAGAATTGCTTGAAGAATTAGATCGTATAGAAAAAAGACTCAATGGAGATTATGATTGAAAATATGTTAAAATTCTGTTAAAAATATTTTTATTTGTCTAGAATTTTTATTATATTTACTTATCAAATCTAAATATTATGAGAAACTATAATCCTGATCCAATTAGATTTTCTGGTAAGTACGTACCTCCCCAGTATCATTTCGAAACTTCAAGAGAAGAAAAATTAAGAGAAGCAAGAGAAAAGCTTTTTAACAATAAAGCATATATTGCAAAATTTAGTAATATTAAAGATTTAGTAAAGTTTAATCCGCAAGATCATGATTGGATATTACGCTCTGCTGATGGAGATGGAATTTTACTTTTATTTGATGGTAATTTAATATCAGAAGAAGAAGTAAATGAACTTAAAGATTATTATAGAATAGATCAAAATCTTGAGTATTTTTCAGCCAGGCCAATTAGATACCATTCGTGGGAAAAATTATCAGACAAAAGAAAAATGGCGTCAAGAATTAAACGCCATTAATATTATTTTTTTAATTCAAAGATAAATAAATAAAATTATCTATCTTATGCGAGCACGTTTTGTTTTTGAGAAATTTACTGAAGATTCAGATCCTATTGAAGATATGGGAATAGGAATACAATATCAATTGGAACAATGGTTAGAAAAAAATCAACATTCATGGAGACGTATTAGCATAAATGATACGGATGAGATTCTTTCTAAGCTTATATATGCAGAAACTAATGAAAAACATAATAAAGATAACCTTGATAGATTTATTAATTTTTTATTAAAAAGTCGTAGTAATTATAATAAAGACGATATTTTACAAACGTGTATAGGATATAATCAATATCAATTTTTAGATTTTTTAATAGAAAGAGGAGCAAAATTTAAAGATTTATCTAGTAAAGCTAGTTATATTTTGCATGATGGTAAATTAGTTTCTTTTACACCAGAAGAAGAAATGTTAATTGCATGCAGTGATGGTAATTATTCAGTATTTGTAAAAATGATAAATAGTGGAGTTAAACTTAAAATTGGAATGATTAGTGCTGCATTTAAACATGATGTAATTGCAAGATATCCACCAGATAAAAGCGAAAAAGAAAAAATATTACAATTTTTGAGAGATCATATAGATAATTTGGAAGATTATATACACCCCAGAGATCATAAAAAAATAGACAAAATTAAAAATTTATTGAGTGCCAAAAAATCCTTGGATGGTAAATTTTATCCTACAGGATATAAATTATATAGAGTTTTAAAATATATAAATGAAAATGAAGTCAATTCATCGCGTCAAATTGCCAAACTAGTTTATGAATTGAGTTACGGAAAAGATACATTTAATCCAATATTAAATGGAAGTTATTGGAGTGATAGTATGGAAGGAGTTAAGTCTCATACTTATACAGATGATGACGGTAATTGGGTTCTTACAGATACTGCAAAACTTAAATTAAGAAAATTAGAAATTAAATTTAAACCTCAAGAAGCAGAATTAAACCCTTATGTATAGTATGCCAAAAATGGAAGTAAAAGTATGCCAAAAATGGAAGTGAATAACAATACAGTGACTATTATAAGTCAAGGAACAGAAATAACCGGTGATATAAAATCATCTGGAGATATTCGTATTGATGGAACATTGAATGGTAACATGATAATTAAAGGAAAGGTTGTTATTGGTTCAACTGGCTATGTCAAAGGAGAAATAGAATGTAAAGATTCTGAGGTATCTGGAATGATTAATGGTAAAATAAGTGTATCTCAACTTCTTAATTTAAAGGTTTCTTCAAAGATGATTGGCACAATTAATACTACAAAACTTTCTATTGAATCTGGCGCTATTTTTACTGGTAACTGTTTAATGAAAGATATCAATGAAGATACATCTAATTTAAAAGAAAAAAGAAAATAATCTAATAATAAAACTTTATGTATAGTTTTTAATATAATTAACATAGATATATAGTATATATGAAAAAATATTTTTTGAGCATATCGACCTCCTCATCAACTAGTATAACAACTTTAATGGAATAGATATGCTCTCGTGTATCCTTGGACGGGGGAGAGCATTTGGCTCTCCCCTTTTCGTTTTTTAGTTCTTTGAAATTTTGTTAAAAATATTTTTATTTGTCAAAAAAATATATTATATTTGTATTAACTAAAAATGAGTATTATGACACCGGTTAAACAAGATGAATTGAAAGAAATGCTTAGAATGGGAAAAGTACATTTTGAGTATAAAAAGGCAGATGGAACTATAAGAGAAGCTCTTGGAACTCTTAATTCAGATTATATTCCAGTAGCAATGATACCTAAAGATAGTTCAACTTACAAAGAATATAATCTAAGATATTTTGATTTAGATAAAAATTCTTGGAGATCTATCGCAAAAGAAACAACACAAATAATAGTTCTTTGACAATATAATTTATTAGTAAAGAGGGTCCATTGCACTACGGTGAGGAACTTCGCGACATCTCAGCTTAATTCAGGAGATAGTGCCAGACGAATGATTCTGGTTAAATGAAAGCTGGAAGAAATTCCAATGGGAAGCAGCTATCGTTATTACTGAAGAGGATGCAACTTAAAAAAGCTTAAACGGTGAGCTGGTTAATGATAGCAAGGTAAAGGCCAATAGATAAATAATGGATTAAAACAGAATCGCGGGTACGCTCATATTAATAAATTTAAATGCGCTCGTAGTTTAAGGAAGAAGAAGAAACAGGTACCATTTCTCTTGAGAAAATTCTTTGTAGAACACTTCCATAGTTGGGAAGAAGTCTTGGTTCAAATCCAAGGGAGCGCTCTAAACCTGATGTATCCCCTCTGTCTTATACACAGTAGAAAGGGTAATTGGTTACATGTGGGTTCGATTCCCTCTATCAGGACAAATGGTTAGTACACATTTCTTTATTAAACACATAAATATATATTATAAATGTGTATATCATGAAAAGAAAAAAACTTATTTGCAAAAAGTGTAATAAATTAATTGATTCTTCTAATTTTATTAGACATTCTAATTCATGCAAAGGTATAGATAAAAAATTAAGAGTAAAAGAAGAATGGAAACAAGAAAATGGAAAATATTTATGTATATTTTGTAAAAAAGAATACACAAAGATGGGAATTATTTCTCACATTTTAATTAAACATTTGGGGCATACAATACATAATAATCTTAAAAAATATAATGAAGATGTAAAAAAAGGAAAAATAAAATCTAAAAATCAATATATTTTAGCTAAAGAACAGGGCAAAAAATGGATAATGCCTCCAGAAGCGATTGAAAAACAAAGGCTTAAACATATAGGAAAACATCTTAGTAAAGAACATAAAGAAATACTTTCTTTAAAACGATCAAAAGCTATAGAAGAGTTAGGAAGAGGAGGATTTAAACATATTAAATGGTATAAAATTACTAATATTCAAAATCAAGAGTTTATAGTAAGAGGAAAATGGGAATTAAAGGTAGCTAATTTGTTAAATGCTAATAATATTGTTTGGATTAGAAAAATTTATTTAAAATATGAAGATGAAAAAGGGGTTTTAAAAACTTATACTCCCGATTTTTATTTACTAAATTATAATAAGTACATTGAAGTTAAAGGATATTTCAGTGTTAAAGATAAACAAAAAATTGAAAAAGTTTTACAAAAAAATAAAATTAATTTAATAATAATAGATAAAAATATTATTAATAATGAAGATGAAATACTTAAAAAAATTATAACGTAATTGCACTTATAGTTCAGAAGGAAAAATGCATCCTTGGTACGGATGCGCCGCCAGTTCGAATCTGGCTAAGTGCTCAATTGCTTCTATCGTATAATCGGTAATTATGCCTGCCTTGTAAGCAGGAGAACGGGGTTCGATTCCTCGTAGAAGCTCAACAATGCAAAGTCGTGTCAGAGCGGCTTATTGTAACCCAAGGCGGGTCAAGGAGGAATTCCTTCGCAGGTTCGAATCCTGCCGACTTTGCATTTTTTGGATGGATGGCCGAGTGGTCTATGGCGTTAGTCTTGAAAACTAATGATCGCGTAAGTGATCCGTGGGTTCGAATCCGACTTCATCCGCAATGTTAGCATAAAACCACACGATGCTACGTGTAAGTTCGAATCTTACCTCGTTTAGATCGGGAGATTGATAATGAGCAATGGGTGAAGGAAGAGACCCAGCGTTGGTGTGGATGAATGGAGAGTAGAGCACAAGGGAGTGCAGCCGGTCTCGAAAACCGGTCCGGCGTTAAGTATTTCGTCGAGGGTTCGATTCCTTTATTCTCCGCTTATTGGATGGTTACCCAAGTTGGTTAAGGGGGCAGTTTGCTAAACTGTTAGATCGGGAAACTGATGCGTGAGTTCGAACCTCACACCATCCGCAGATTTAAAACTATAATTATGAATGAATTATCATTATTAGATTACATTATTGGAATTCTTTGTATTGCAATTCTTATAGGAGGAGTTATTGGAGGTCGATGGTGGATTAAAGATATGAAAGACAAAGGACAATGGTAAATAATGGCCGCATCGTCTAGATGGCACAAGATTCTGCACTCGTAATGCAGGGAAGTCGGTTCGATCCCGATTGTGGCCTCAATTTTAAAATATAAATATGAAAACGCCAACATTAGAAGAAGAATTATCAATTTATCGTAGATTATTAATTCGTTTACATACTGCAAGATGGACAGGACATAGCGAAATAGTAGAAGATCTTTTAAAAAGAATTGGAGATTATTCATATGCTCGTACTAATAGTAATGGAAATTACAAAGAAGAAGAAAAATATCAAATTGAAACTTTATTAAATCTCGATAAATAAAATGGCAGATGAAGGATGTTGTGAAGGTTGCTTAAAACTTTCAGGATGTTTATTTTGGGCTATTATACTTTTAGCTATAATAATAGTAGGGGCAATAGGCTGGCTACGTTAATATCATAAAAATGGATTTAAAAATATTTGGAGATAGTCATGGTGATGCGTTTCTAAGTGTTAATCTTAAGAATAGTATACCGACATTAAATTGGATATGGTCTGTTTGGCAAGCACCAATAACTATGTCTCGTTTTGCATTTGAAAATTTGAATTTAATAAACATTAAAAATGGCGATGGCGGAGATGTATATGTAAATGAAGGAGACATTGTATGTTTTTGCCTCGGAGAAATAGATTGTCGCGGACATTTATGCAAGCCTGAAAATTTTATAAAATATAGAGAACTTGTTGATGAAATTGTTCCTCGTTATTTTGAAGCAATTAGATTGAATGTAGAACAATATCAAAATTTAACGACAATGGTTTATAATATAGTTCCTACAGTAAAACACGCAGAAGAAATTTCAAATCCGTGGCTTCCTCATATAGGATCAGACGAACAAAGAAAAGAAGTAACATTATATGTAAATTTAAAATTGAAGGAATATTGTAAAAAATATAATTATGTTTTTTTTGATATTTATGATAAATATTGTGATAAAGAAGGCTTTTTGAATCCCGAATTAAAAGATAGTAATATACATATAAAAAATTCAATTTATATAGAAGAATTTTTAAAAAATAAAATACAAGACATTTTAACTAAACATTAACAGAACATAATGTATTATATATAATATAATTATTATATTTACAACTATGGAATGGGAAAATGAAAATATTGAAGATTTTATCAAATCTCACAGAGATAAATTTGATACTTATCGTCCTGAACTCAATCATCATAACAGATTCTTAAAAAAATTATATAATAAATTTAAAAAATTAATTGATATTACTCCCTATCTCGTAAAAGTTGGCATAATAGGCACAATTATTACGATTTTTTCTTTTTTTATATGGAAACAATATCTTTGTCCGCCATTGACTCATATTTCTTTACATAATTATAAAATAGAACATGTGTATAAATATGAAATCTGTAGCAATATTAGAAACGTTAAAAAGTATATTGAAACTGAAGAAGAAAAAGCAGAATTTAAACTTGAGTTACAAAATTTTAATGATCAATATAAAAATTTAAATAAAGCATTAAGAAAAGAACATTCTGCTAAAAATGCAATGAATGTGGTATATTTTTATAAAGCAAAACTAGAATTTTTAAATAACAAAATAGAAAATTATAAATCTATAAATAAACAATAAAAACATGAATGCGCAAGAAGCAGCAAACAAAACTAAACAAAATTTAGAATCTAGTATTCCACAACAAGAATATGATAGTCTAATGACCAGAATTGAATACCTGATTTCTGTAGGAGAATTTCTTACATGGGAAGAATCTCTTAGTAAAAAAACGATAGAAAGATTGAAAAATGAAAAATACAAAGTTAATAAGTGTATTGGTGGCGGCTATAATATTACATGGAATCATATAAAAATTTAAAATATAAGTAATGACAACGATGACAAGCATGACCGACGAAGTGGTATTTAGTCCAGTAAAAGATGATAAAATAAGCTCTCATCTTAAAGATAGTGAAATTTGGGAAAAGGCATATACTCTTGAAGAGTTTACAGATGAAGCTCGTGCTAAATATCCCGCATGGTACGAATATCACATTAGATTTGATGGAGTTGTTCCAATTCAATGTACTAAGATTAAAGAAATATGAAAACATGGTTTCTGGGATTAATCTTAGCAATTTTGTCTCTTAATATTTTTGGACAAAATTGCACAATTCTTTCAAAAGCAAATAATATAACTCCTGATAAGTTATGTTCTCCTGTTACAGCAACATGGAAAGTAACTTATACTGGAGTTAATGATGCTGGCACGCCTGTTTCTATCAGATATAATTGGGATAATGGTGTAGTAATAACAGTTCCGGCAACTCAAATAGGCCCAGGAATTTTTGAAGCTACTGCAGCCAATACGTATACGTCTGCTGGTAATAGATGTAATTATCATCCTCAAGCAACTTTAGTTGTAAATGGAGTAATTTGTAGTTCCTCTACTCAAGAACAGATTGTAACAGTATGGGATGACGATGATCATAACGGCGGCAGAATGCATATAAATCCACTTATATGGCCGATATGTTTTGGAAATAGCGCGAACGTTCGTTTTCAAGATTTAACTTTATTTAATTGCGTTCCACCTCAAGAAAGAGATAATCCTAATGTTAATACAAGATGGATACAGTGGATTTATGGAACTGATATTACAATGACTGGAGTTCCTATAACTATCGGAGGAAGAAATCGAACATTCCCGTTTATAGATAATGTAATAACTCTTCCAGGACCTGTTACAGGATCCGGTGTTTGGTCTGATGTAATAAATGTAGCTAATGATAAACAAATAGGCGAGTATTTTCAAGTTACTTTACGTAATTGGAATTATTGTAATCCTTATGATGATCCAACTATTCCAGGTGGCCCAAGAGATAAAGAAAACGGCGATCATCCACCAGTAGTCACAACTGCAATAATATTAATTGTGCCATATCCTGATGCAACTATAACTCCGGTTTCTCCTATGTGTGAAAATGATATACCCATTGTTTTATCAGCAGCAACGCCCGGTGGAACTTGGAGAGGAGATGGAATGAATGGAAGTACCTTTAGTCCATCAGTTGCTGGCGCAGGAAATCATATAATTCAATATGACGTTACAAACTCTTCAGGGTGTACAGATAGAGATACAATAACAATATTAGTTAAGCCCAACCCTGACGCAATAATAGCGCCTATAGGAGTTACATGTGAAACTGATCCGCCATTTATGTTAATAGCAATTGATACTGGTGGTGTATGGTCAGGTACAGGAGTCATTGGAAATATGTTTCATCCAGCAATTGCTGGAAATGGTAATCATTTTATTACATATAATATATCTTGGGATGGATGTGATAATTTTGATCAGCAAATAATTACAGTTGCAACTCCAGATGCAACTGTAAATCCTATAGATACTTTATGCGTAGATGATCCTGCTATTATTTTAACTGCGCATGATTTAAACGGAACGTGGTCAGGTCCTGGTGTTGTAGGAAACGCATTTTATCCTAGATTAGCTGGAATTGGAGATCATCTTATTTCATATACTCTCAACAATCCTCAGTGTAATGATAGTGATAGCACAATTATAACTGTAATGCCAATTCCTATTATAACAATACAACCAGTAGGTATTACTTTTATTAATGGGCCCTTAATAACTCTACAAGCTACACCAACAGGAGGAGTATGGTCCGGATCAGGTGTAACAAATAGCATTTTTAATCCAAACATAGCAGGAGTAGGAGTTCATACTATAACATATGAAATGTTACCAGATAGATGGGGCTGTGCAGCAAAAGATACTATACAAATTACAGTAATTATGCCGCCGAAGCCTATTGCGGATTTTGAGCCAGATACAGTTGGCTGTGCAGTTTTAACGGTTCCATTTATTAATAATAGCTTATACGGAGAAACTTATATATGGGACTTTGGAGATGAAACATATTCTAATGAAAGAGATCCTATTCATACATATTATTTCCCTGGAGCTTATATTGTAAAATTAACTGTTATTAATGTAGCTGGTACATCTATACATAATGGAATAATTCAAGTATATCAGAATCCTATTGCGATTATTGATGCATATCCTACTACTGTAATAAATAATGAACAAATAGTTATTTTTTATAATCACTCGCATTATGCGCAAACTTATTTATGGGAATTTGGAGATCGAGAAATATCAACAGAAGAAAACCCTTATCATAAATACTTAAATCCTGGAACTTATTTAGTTACTCTTACTGTAACATCTGAAAATGGATGTACTGATTCAACAACATTTAATACTCCTATAATTGTTGATTGGAAAACGGGTGTTATTAAATTTCCTAATGCATTTAAGTGGAATGAGACAGGACCTACTGGAGGAATATGGAAAGATGGAGTTTATCCTGAAATGGATTTTGTTTTTAGACCATTTTTTGAAAATATAATAGAATATTATCTTCAAATTTATAATAGATGGGGAACTCTAATATATGAAAGTAATGATTTATACAGAGGGTGGGATGGATACACAAAAGATGGCAGATTGTCACCGCAAGGAGTTTATGTATGGAAAGCAAATGGAAGATTTGCTGATGGAAAATATTTTAATGAAGTTGGCGATGTAACATTTTTACACTAAATTTTATAATTATGAAAAGAAGAAATTTTTTTAGATCACTATTAATAATCGGAGCAGCATCTATTGTAGTACCTTCAATATTATTACAAGAAAATGATGATGATAGGTTAGATAGAATGGTTGGAAACGGAGATCATATCGTTAATGAAAAATTTTATTTACGTAGATATCATCGTTTTGATGGAATGCCATGTTTTATAGATAAATGTGAATTTTATTCTAATAGTAACGAAATTTGTATCTATGTAAATAACGGGTCAATAGTTACAAATAGTTATTTTAATCATACAAGCGTAAAATGCAATACGTATATTAATGCTATACAAGTTATTAAACCATCATCCAATTAAATAAATATAATAAAAATGAAAAATATTTTATTGTTTTTATTTTTAGTATGTTCTTTAGCTTTAAGCGCTCAACCAATTCGTACAGAATTAAGTATTCAAGCTAGAGGTTCTGATATAAATGGTCTTTTAGGAGTAGAATTACAATTGGGTAATTTTGGAATATCTGAGAGTTGGCGCCCAATGACTAATGGAATTAATTCATTTATAACTACAATATCTTTATATGCTAGCGAATTTAATTTCGATCCTCAACCTTATGTAACTATAGGATACGCAACAAAGGGATATGCATATATTTCTACTCCCGATTCTATACCACTTGATAATCCTTACGTTGGATATGATTTAAATAATGCAACATTTATTCCGTGCATGTTTTTATTAGTAGGAGTTAAAAGTACAATATATAATGTTTTAGATAATCGTTTAAGTGGAAAAGCGGGAGCAGGAATTACTATAAGTGATAATGGCCAGCAATTTTCATTTGAATTATCAATGAATTATATTTTATTTAAAAATAGAAAATACGAAAGAATGCGAAGAGATAAGTATTATTATAATCAATGTACTACTTATAGAGATTCAGATGGTTATTATCATAATTATAAAAAATGAAATATAAAATACTTATATTATTTTTAATAAATATGTTTTTATTTTCTAGATGCGTAGTATCTCATCAACAACCGTATGCGGCTAGAAAAGATTTAATCACTTCTGAAAAATATATTTATGGAATGGCTAAAACACCATATAAACCTTCAAAAACAATAAGAAACTTAGAAAAGAAAAATCATAAAAAAGGAAAAAAAATAAAAAGAAGATATTAAATATGATTTATATAACAGAGTGTACTAAATGTAAGGAATCCATTTCCTTTTTAAACAACGAAGAAACAAAAATCTGTAATAAATGTAAAGAAGTAATTATAAATCCTACTTATAAAAAAGGTATCAAGAATAAAAAATCTAAAAAAGAATGAAATGAAAAAATTAATGTTTTTACTATCGATCATTCTGATGAGTTTGATCATAGGCTGTCAGCCTGATAAGCCAGCTGGCGGCGAAGTTGATGCATATAAATCATCAAATTCTCCATCAGATCCTTCAATGAGAGCTCCATCATTTAAATACCCTCCTGTCGGTATTGCAGTATCTACTGGTTCAGCATGGGCAGCTTCAGTAGTTAATAATTCAAGTAATTGGAATACTGCTTATGGCTGGGGTAATCATGCAGGACTTTATGAACCTAAATTAGGAAATCCATCTGCGGCCAATTATGTATTAACATCTACAACTAGTGGTGTAAGATCTTGGATTCCAATGGCTGGAGGGGGGACTATGATTTATCCTTCATCAGGAATTCCAATATCTTTGGGTAATTCTTGGGGAACTTCTATTATTAATAATTCATCAAATTGGAATACTGCTTATAGTTGGGGAAATCATGCGGGACTTTATAAATTAATTTCCTATGTGCCAACTTGGAATGAGATAACCGGAAAGCCGAATTTTGATGCTTTATATAAATCTATTTCTTATATTCCTGCGTGGTCTGAAATATCTGGAAAGCCAACAACGTTAACTGGTTATGGAATTATTAATGCGATGAGTACTTCTCACCCTGCGAACGTTATCACTGCTGCTGCTATTACTAGCTGGACTATGGCCTATGGGTGGGGTGATCATGAAGGATTATATAAATCAGTTTCTTATGTACCTACATGGGTAGAAATTACTGGAAAGCCAAATTTTGCTATTGTAGCAACATCTGGAGATTATAATGATTTAGTTAATAAACCGTCTGGAATTACTTGTGATTGGCCAGATATTACAAATAAACCTATAACATATCCCCCATCAATGCATAATCATGATTTACTTTATAAAACAGTATCTTATGTACCTACATGGGAAGAAATAACTGGAAAGCCCGCAGTTTATCCTCCATCACCACATAGTCATGATTTATTTTATAAACCTGCATCTTATGTACCTACATGGGAAGAGATAATTGGAAAACCTACAACATATACTCCATCAACACACGGACATAATTGGACAGTAATTACAAATACGCCTGCTACATATCCACCATCAACACATAATCACGATGGCTTATATAGACCAATTTCTTATGTACCTATATGGGCAGAAATAATTGGAAAGCCTACAACCGTTTCGGGCTATGGAATTACTAATGCGATGACTACATCACACCCAGCAAATGTTATTACATCGGTTAATATTACTAATTGGAATACTTCTTATAGTTGGGGAAATCATGCAGGACTTTATAAACCAATTTCTTATGTACCAACTTGGCCAGAAATAACCGGAAAACCAGCAACATATCCTCCATCAACGCATAATCATGATACATATTACAAACCAATATCTTATATACCTACATGGGCAGAAATTGCAGGAAAACCAGCGTTTGCTGTAGTTGCAATATCGGGCAGTTATACTGATTTAGCTAATATTCCTACATCATTTACTCCAAAAAGTCATGCTCATACGTGGACTGAAATAACGAATAAACCTCCAGAACAAGAATTATTAGAAGCTTTACAATTATTAGATTATTTACCAATTCCAACAAGAACAACTGCAGCAATCAATACATTAGTTCCTGTAAATAGTAGTGGTATCGTTAAAGACGGAGATTTAAACGTTTATAAAGTTTACATAAATGGAGTATGGAGAATAATACAAACTAATTAACATGAAAAAAACACTTTTATGCCTAAGTTTGCTAATTTTGAGTTTTGCAATTAAAGCTCAAGTATTAGGAGTTGACAGAACTGAAATAACTATGGGATCATCTGCCAATATTGAGAAATTTGATCTTTGTTCAGATACAACTTGGACTGTTGTAACTTCTCAATCATGGCTAAAGGTTATAGTTTATTTGTGGTACGGAAACACGCACTCTACTTCTATGGGCTATAGCGGTTCAGCACCAGATATTGGATATAGTGAATTTATCAATAATACAGGAGCTGGGCGTGACAGCGCATTTATTAAATTAATTGCTGATGCAAACACTTCTACAACTAGAACAGCTATGGTAACAATAACAGGAATGAATGTACCAGTAATTAGAACAATTACAGTTACACAAACTGGAATAGGAGAGAAAGTAACTAAAATGGTAATGAATAACGGCAGTATGATAATAAAGAGTTCAAATACAATAATAAACAAAATAAATCCATAAAACAATAAATTTAAATCAAAAATATATGAAAAAAACAACATTTTTTAAAACTATTATTGCATCATTAGCAATCATAGTAATGGCGCTTGGATTAAATTCTTGTACTAAAAAATCCTGTGAAAAGAACAATTTTGGAACTGTAATAGTTACAAATAATACTGGCCAGGTAATATGGGTAGACTGTACTCAGGCAGGCAGTGACTATAATGACGAAAGAATGCTTGGCGTTGGGCAGAAAACTCAATATCAAATGAAGCCGGGCGAGATAACTGAATGGGCGATTGAAGCTTGGGATTATCCCAACGGCACATGGTATACTGATACATATTATCTCGACCAATGCGATACGCATAACGATCCTTGGACAATAGGAAAAAAGAAATCTACAAAAAATCTTGAGAAATTTAATATTAAGATCAATTCTACAGTAAAAATCACTCATGAATAAATAGATTAAAGGAGGTATGGTGTAATGGATAGCACGTTGGTCTTCGGAACCAACTGTACGGGTTCGAATCCTGTTACCTCTACTAATCATACTGTTTATGGCACCGAATTTTTATGATAGTACAAGCACAACCTCAGGACACTGGGGTTATGTGTTTCCTATAGATCGTTCGTTTACAGTTTATCACACTACCAGAAACGGCCGAGAATCTTATGAGTATCAAGGAACTTCAGCTCCTGAAGTATTTTGGTCTCACCAAGATAAATATGAAATTTCGTATACGCAAACCGCAATTTACCCCAACAAAGAAGCCGAGATCAAGATCAAAAAGTTGTTAAAAATAATGGCAAGCGCTCTTTGTAAAGAAGGATGGATAGACCATAAATACTATTATTCAGAGCCTCTACCAATTCCTGTGGGGCTTAGGGGTGTTCGTCTAGAAGGTCGCGGATGGGGCAACAAAAAATAATTATATAAATATTTCTTCGTGTAATAAATTTTGATTATATTTGTATAAGTAAAAATATAAAGCAATGACAGCATTTCCAAGTTGGGGAGCAATAGTAGCAAATACTATTAATTCGTTAAATAATAAACAAGATGGATTAATTGGTGATTATGTAAAAGAAAGAGCAACGGCAAAAGATAGATTAATAGGCTATGGAATACTGATTGGAATTACTGCATTTATTTTAGGAATATTTCTCATACTAATGCTAATAACAAATTAAAACATAACGAAATGAAATCTTTAATATTAATATTCATAAAATATTTAGCGTTATCCATTTTAATATTTGGATCAATTGTGTCTATTATAATTGCAATTATGTTTTTTGTTAATCCACAAAGTATTAATGACACAAATCTTGCAGGAATTGGGTGTTTAATAACTGGCACGTTTGGTTGGATGTATGGAGCATATAATTTATTTAAAAATAACGAGAGATGAAAACACAATTATGTATTTTCGCAACAGCGGCTGCTGTTATGTATATTATTTGGGCAATTAAAATGATTAAAGATTATGATAAAATAAGAAAATAAACCAAAAATGATAACATTTAAATTATTTTGTATAAATTTTATTCTTTTTGTATACGAAAATTATGTAAAAGAAGATTTTGATGTATTAACTAAATTTGGAAAAATAATAATTTATCCTGCATGGTTAGCTCTCGCAATAAGTATATGGTTAATATGTCCTATATTTATTCCAGAATATTTTTTTAAACAAAGTAAAATATATGCAGAAATACAAAAACAAATAAAAACAATAAAAATGCCAACTTTATAATGATTTATCCTATTTACACATATGGCAACGAAATACTTCGAAAAAAGACTGATTATGTAGATATTAAAGATCCTACATTGCCTATTCTTATTTCAGATATGTTTGAAACTATGCATAACGCAGAAGGCGCAGGTCTTGCTGCGTCGCAAATAGGCATTAGTAAAAAAATAATAGTCATTGATGAAGAAATATCTAAAGGAGAAAGATTTACTGGAGTTTTTATAAATGCTGACGTGCTTCAACTTTTTAGTTATGGGACAGTATTGGAAGAAGGCTGCCTTAGTTTTCCGGGAATAATAATTCCTGTTGTACGAGCTCTTATGGTAGAAATAGAATACTTTGATAAAGATTTAATATATCATAAAGAACAATTTAGCGGGATAAAAGCAAGAATACTTCAACACGAATTTGATCATACAGAAGGAACACTATTTATAGATAAAATAAGTTCAGAGAATAGATTAAAACTTTTTATGCAATTAGAGGATATAAAGAATAAAAGAGTAATAACTAAATATCCAATAGCATGAAAACGTCAGGAAATTTTGAAGAAGCTGCAAGAATTCACATGATGATAGATTTTAAGAAAAAAATGAATTATTTGCGTAAATCATATAAAGAAAGCAAAAAACAATTCGATGATCTTTGCGAAGAACTTGATAATTCACCTGTAAATGAACAATATCTTCGAGAAATAACAACTCATTTAACAGTTCATTTGTCTGAAATGGATATAATTGAACAAAAAATAAAAGAAATAAATGAAATAGTAGAACATTTAAAAATGGAAATTTCAAATTAATAAGTATACAATATGGAAAAAGATTTAACAAATAGAATATTTTTTATAGGAGACTTACACGGTCTAGATACATGGAAAGAAGAAGCTGAAGAAGCGTTAAGACAATATTATGAAATTGTTTTTCTTGGAGATTATGTCGATAGTTTTCATGTAAAAGCAGCTGAACAAATGTATAATCTTAAAGAAATATGCGCGTTTGTTCGTAAAAATAAAAAGCATGTAACTGCGCTTCTTGGAAATCATGATTATGCATATATTTATGGAATAGATGGCATAAGTGGAAAACAATACGATCATGCATTTGAATACAAAAAGATATTTGATGATAATTTAGATCTTTTTCAAATTGCTTGGGGCTATACAAATAAAAAAACTAAAAAGTATACTCTTGCAACGCATGCTGGATTAACTAAACAATTTTACAAAAAATATGTTACGCCCGAAATTAAAGAAGGAGAATTAATTCACGAAACATTAAATGGCTTACAGGATAAAAAGGATATCATTTGGAAAGTTGGAGATTGGAGAGGTGGTAGAGGAACTCCTGGGCCTTTATGGGCAGATTATAATGAAATATTAGAAGATCCATACACTGGAATAAATCAAGTATTTGGACATACTCCTCAGATAACTCCTAGATTGGATTATTTTGGAGAACATTTTATAGCATGCATAGATAATTGGGGAAATAAAAAAATGGTAAGTATGCTTATAGATTTATAATATTTAAAAATATCTTTAAAAATAAAAAGAGACCTAAAAAGTCTCTTTTGTCGTTTACAAAGAAAGAAAAATGCGTTAAAATTTAATTAAATTTTATTTTTAACATTTCTTTAACATCCCATATATTTCCAAATTATTAAATATTAATATGTTGATGTTATATATCTTTATGCATTTTTATATGTATAAAGGGTATGCATTTACTTTACTTTTAATCACTTAAAACTCTGTATATATAATAATATAGTAATAAAATGACTACTAATATAAAATAAACAATTAGAAACTATGGCAATGAAAAATTTATTGATTCTCGAAAGATCTTCGCAGAATCTTCAAAAAATCACCCGTAACGGAAAAACAATGTTAGAGGGTGTGTTTGCTGAGTTTGGAATTGAAAATCGCAATGGACGTATTTATGAAGAAAAGGAATATCTTCCTCACTTAGAGTATTTGAAAAAAGACATTGCTAATGGTAACTTACTTGGTGAATTAGATCACCCTGAAAGATTTGAAGTTGCTCTTGGTAATGTTTCTCATAGAGTTTCTGAGTTATGGTACGACCAGCAAAAACGTCAAGTTTTAGGTCGTATTGAGATTTTGGAGGGTACACCAAAGGGACAAATTGCTAAATCATTATTAGAAGCGGGAGTTCCACTTTCAATTTCTTCAAGAGCTGCAGGAACAGTAAATGAAGATAAAACAGTTGCAATACAACAAATTTACACTTATGACTTAGTTGCTAAGCCAGGGTTTGAATCTGCTCAATTGCATTCTGTTAATGAAAGTGCTAATCCAAAACAAGCTTACATTAATGAATTAGTAAAACAACTTAATGAATCTTATACTTCGCGTCACGATCACAGCATCAGTTCTAAATTTGGCTTAGTAAATGAAAATATCTCTATTATCGATTTGACGGATAAATTTCCTCAATTGAAAATACGTGAAGAAGCACAATTAATTAATAAAAATAATAATGAAAGTCAAATGGCAGAAACAAAACCAATGATGAATGAAGAAGCGATCCAACAATGGACAGAATTATTCAATAAAGAGCTTATCGCCATTAAAGATGATTTAAAGAAATTACAAGAATCAGCCGGAGGCCCCGGTGAAATATCAAAATTGAAAGAATATGTTGAAAAAATACGTAAAATTCAAGAAGATTCTTTAAATTGGTCATCGGAAATCGCAAAAGCTGTAAATGAAGTTGCTACATATGCTGATGAATTAGCAAATAAAAGCAACAAACATTATAATCTAACTAAGAAGATTGTAGAAACTGTAGATTACAATGCTAAAACACTTAATGCAACACAAGATTGGACGAGTGAAATAGCAAATGTTACAAATGCAATCGGAGAAACTGTAGACCATAATGCAGAAATGCTTGATGGTTTAAACGAGTGGACAACTCAAATTGCAAAAGGTGTTAATTCACTTAATGAGTGGGGCGAAGAAAAAGCAAAAGCTATTAACGGCATGCATGAATGGACCTCATCAATCGCAAAAAATCTTAATCACTCTGTTAACTGGACAGAAGATATGCTTGGAAGAGCAATTAGTAAAGAAGACGCGGTTAAACTAATGGAATATGTAGAATTAGTTGCAGAATCAAAATCAAATCCAGAATTAAAAAATAAAATTGATGAAATGCTTAAAACAAACTCAATCACAGAAAAACCACTTAACGAAGCAAGTCTTAAAGGAATTGCAGTACTAGATACTGTTGCTAAAGTTGGTAATGTAAAAGTTGATACATCAAATCAAGGTCTCTCAGACGTTAAATTTGATGAAAAAACTAGAACAATTGAAGCTACTAAAATT